GTGAGCATGGACGGGACGTGGCGGCTGGTGTCGATGGGGTCGGCGGTGGAACCGGTGACGCTGACAGAAGCGAAATTGCAGTGCCGCGTGGATGGCACTGCGGAGGATGCGCTGCTGGGGGCGTATATCCGGGCGGCGCGCCAGATGTGCGAGCAGCAGACGTGGCGCTCGCTGCTGACGCAGACGTGGGATCTGTGGCTGCCGTGCTGGCCGCCGTGCCGGTCGATCCGTCTGCCGCGGCCTCCGCTGCAGTCGGTGACGCATGTGAAGTATTACGACGCCAGCGGCGTGCAGCAGACGCTGAGCAGCGATGCGTACCAGGTGATCACGCAGACGGAGCCGGGCGGAATTGCGCTGGCGTCCGGGCAGTACTGGCCGGGACATTCGTCCGATGTGGCGCTGCCGATCAATATCCGGTTTGTGGCGGGGTATGGCGACGCGGCGGCTGCCGTACCGGAGCCCCTGCTCCAGGGGATGCGGCTGCTGATCGGGCACATGTACGCCAACCGGGAGAGCGTCAACGTGGGCAATATCACGGGCGTGATGCCGCAGGCGGTTGACTGGCTGTGGCGGCCGTTTGAGGTGCGCTGGTGAGCGTCAAGGCGGGGGAGCTGCGCGAGCGGATTGAGATCCAGACGGCGACGATCACGCGCAATGCGTTTAATGAGGAGGAGCCGACGTGGGCGACGGTGGCCACGGTATGGGCGAAGGTGGTGGAGCGCGGGGGGCGTGAGCCGGTGCTGGCGGACAGGCCGGTGATGATGATTTCTTATGAGATCACTATCCGGGCGGGGGTGTCGGTGGACCACGGGCAGCAGGTGCTGTGGCGCGGGAAAACGCTGCACGTGGAGACGGTGACGCCGGTCGCGGCTGCGGGGCTGCTGGTGCTGCGCTGCCTGGAGGTTACGGTCTGATGGCGCGGCGGCGACGGGTGCGCCGGCTGCGGCTGTCGGTGCAGCAGAATGTGACGCAGGAGCTGCGCCGGATCGACGTGGGGCTGAAGGGGCCGACGATGGATGTGGGGCTGCTGGAAGCGGCGGATTATATGGCGGGGATTGCCCGGGCTCGGGCACCGCGGCGCACGGGGACGCTGGCCAGCGGGATCTACACGGCGAATGCGTACCGCAACAACCATCCGGGCGGGCGGGCTGTGCAGCGGCTGAAGCGGCCGCCAAAGCCTGGGACGGCGGTGGTGGTGGCGGGGGTGTTTTACCAGCGGTTTTATGAGTATGGTCGAAAGCGCCGGCGGGCGGCGCAGGCGGGGGAGAATGGGGCGGCGGGGCGGCGCGGTGTGGCGCGGCAGCCGCGACGGCCGTTCTTTCGCCAGGCGCTGCAGGCGGGGCTGCCGGGGGCGCGGGCGATCATTGCGAAGCGGGCGAAGCGGGTGATTGAGGCGAATGGCTGACCAGGTGAGCGCGGATGATTGAGCAGGTGTTGGTGGCCAGGCTGCTGGCGACGCCGGCGGTGACGGCGATTGTGGGGGCCCGGATTGCGCCGGTGGTGCTGCGCCAGGCGACGGCTGATGCGACGCTGGTCTATCAGCGTATCTATGGCCAGCGCAGCTACAGCCTGACGGGCGCGGCGGGCTGGGTGGAGACGCAGGTGCAGTTTACCTGCTGGTCGGCCAGCTACTCGGAGGCTCGCACGCTGGCGGATGAGGTGCGCCAGGCGCTGGATCTGTGGGCGTCGGATGCGGATGGAGTGCACCTGGTGAGCATCAACGATGGGGCGGACACCTACGCTGAGGATCTGGACATGATGGGGGCGACGGTGCTGGTGACGGTCCGTCACGAGGAGGTGTAGCGATGCCGGTGCAGGCGTATAAGACGAGGATCCTGATCGACCAGTTCGATTTTTCGATGGAGACGGCGGGCGGCTCGCTGGCGATGGTGGCGCCGCCGATCGATGCGCCGGCGCTGCAGCAGGCGGCGCGGCTGTATATCCCGGGCGTGCAGAGCGGCAAGCTGGAGTTCAGCGGCTACTGGAACGGCGGGGCGGCGGGGCGATTCGCCAATGAGCTGGAGGCGCGGCACGGATCGTCAACGCCGTGCGTGGTGGCGGCGCTGCTGGACGCGGGGGCTGCGGGCAACCCGGCCTATGTGCTGCGCTCCACCTGGGGCCAGCAGTTGGCGGTGGAGTGGCCGGCGGCGGGGCTGCTGACGCTGAACGCGGCCTATGAGGATGTGCTGGCGCGCGGGCTGCTGCTGTACAGCGGGACGACGACGACGACGGGGGTAAAAAACGCGCTGGACTTTCCAGCCGGCGGCAGCGACGGCGGCGAGGTGTTCCTCTTCGTGCAGGCCATCGGGGGCACGGCGACGAATGCGGAGATCGCGATTGCGTCGGCTCCCAACGAGGGCGGGACATTCGTCAACGAGGCGACGCTGCTGTTTAGCGCGGTGGGGGCGTACCGGCAGCCGATGTCGGGCGCGGTCGATAAGCGGCTGCGTGTCTCCTTGGTGAGTCTGGGGGGCGCGACGTCGCTGCAGTTTGCGGTGGTTGGCTGTATCAAGGGCGTGAGTTATTGAGTGAGGCTGCGGCTGCGGCCGCATGAGGTGAAGAGATGCCTATCAAGACTTTGGGCAACATTGCGATCACGTATGCGTCGCTGGCCATGGCTCCGTACCTGGACGGCGGCAGCATGGACATGGTGGTGGAAGCGGTGGAGACGACGAACCTGGCCTCCACGGGCAAGCAGAGCACGCCGGGCGCGCCGAGTGTGTCGGTGCCGGTGTCGGGGTTCTGGGATTCGGCGCTGGATGCGGTGCTGGGCGCGGATGCGGTCAGCCCGCCGACGACGCTGCGCAACCTGACGGTGCAGATCGGACCATCGGGCAACCGCCGGACGTACACGCTGACGGGAACGTCGACGGTGGGCGCGTTCATCAGCGACTACAAGATCGATTTCTCCGATCCGATGGGGATGGTCAAGTGGTCGGGGACGCTGACGGTTTCGGGCATTCCGACGCCGAGCTAGTCGTTTCCCGGGAAACGGACGTGATGCGATGCCGATGAAGAGCGACCCGATTGGGACGGCGATCTGCAAGGGGTTGGGGATTCCGCCGGAGATGGTGAGCTGCGTGCGGCTGGAGGTTAAGGCCGGGGATGTGCTGCGGGCGGAGGTGGATTTCTACCCGCAGATCTCGGATGAGGATCTGGCGCGGATCGTGGCGGCGCTGCAGGCGCAGCGGACGGTGATGGACGTGGCAATCGGAAGGGTGGCGGGGGAGTTTGGGCGGGACCAGGCGTTTTGAGTGCGAGACGCTGCCGGGCAACTGGGTGGAGTTCCAGGCGGCGTGGTCGCGGCGCGAGCTGCGCGAGGCGCTGAATGAGCTGGACGAGGGGTTTGCGGCGCTGCTGCAGCGCAAAATAGCGGGCTGCTGCCTGGAGACGGGGAGCGGGGCGCCGCTCGATGCGCCGGCGCTGATCACGCGTGAGGCGCTGGACCAGGACATGCGCTATGAGGTGTATTGCTGGCTGACCACGACGCTGATCCAGTTTGTGATGGAGGTGCAGCGGCTGGGGGAAGCGATGCGGCGGCAGTTGTGGCGCGATCTCGCCAAGGGGGAGACGGCCGCCGCGCAGACGGAGACGCCGACGGCGCAGACGGCGCAGACGGAGAGCGAAGCGCCGGCGCCAGACGGCGCATTATCCCTGTCCCCGATGCCCTGACGGACGCCTGGCTGCTCCAGTTGTTTCCGGGGCGGACGCTGGAGGAGCTGGACGAGATGGACTATGCCAGGCTCCAGCGGGCGATGGAGGCGCGCAATATCGAGCGCGTGGAGGAGCTGCGGGGGCTGACGCTGGCGAAGAAGCGCAAGGCGACGCCGGACGAGTACCGGCAGTTCGTCGCACACGATACTCTCTTCAGGAAATTCTATGGATGCGAGGATGCTGTTCCTGATCCAGGCGCGCAATGACGCGAGCCGGGATCTAAAATCGCTGGAATCCGATATTGGGGGCGTGGTGCGGTCGGCGTCGAAGCAGCCGATTGACCTGAGCGCGGACACGGATCTGAGCGGCGTGCTCAGCCAGTTTGGCAGCCTGGAGGGGGCGGTTGGTGCGCTGGGTAAGGCTGTGCCGGTGCTGGGCGGCGCGCTGGCAGGGCTGGGGATTGCGGCCGGGGCGATGGCGTGGGGACGGCAGGCGGCTGAGGTGCAGGCGCTGGAGCGGTCGTTTAACCGGCTGGCGGCCAGCGTGGGGGCCTCGGGCGCTTCGATGCTGGCGGCGATGAAACAGGTGTCGAGCGGCATGATCTCAGACAGCGATCTCATGCTGGCGGCGAACACGGCGCTGGCGCTGGGGGTGGCCGACAATGTGCAGGAGGTGACGAGCCTGCTGCAGATTGCGATTGCGAAGGGTGCTGAGTTTGGGGTGGCGCCGACGCGGGCGTTTGGCGACCTGATCAACGGCCTGGGGCGCATGAGCCCGGAGATCCTGAATAACATCGGCGTGGTGGTCAATGCGCAGGATGCGTACGCGACCTATGCGCGGGAGATCGGGACGGCGGTCGAGAAACTGACCGAGGCGCAGCAGATGCAGGCGCTGGTCAACGCGGTGATCGCGGGGAGCCCGAACGCGGCGGCGCAGGCGGCGGCGGCGGGGAATGACGCGGCGGCGGCGTTTGCGCGCTGGGATGTGGCGACCAGCCAGTTTAGCGCGACGTTTGGGACGGTGTTCCTGCCGGCGATTGCGGGCGGGCTGGACTTGGTGACGCGCTTTATCAACGCGGTGGGCGGCATCGGCGATGTGCTGTCGGGCAAAATCAATATGACGCCGGAACAGATCGACGCGCAGATCGCGGCGGTGAATGCGTCGATTGCGGACTATGAGACGCCGGGCAAGTATGCGGACGCCAGCAACGAGATCGCCAGGCTGCGGGATGAGCTGGCGATGCTGGAGCAGGCGAAGGCAATGCTGGTGACGACGTCGCTGGCCACGGCGGAGGGGATCGGCGCGACGGGCGACGCGGCGGGGGCGGCGACGCCGGCGCTGGGTTCGGCAGGCGCGGCGGCGGACGATCTGCGGGGGCGGCTGGCGGCGCTGGCGGGGCAGGCGAGCACGACGGGATCGGCGCTGCAAACGGCGTGGATGAATGCTGTGAGGACGCTGGGGGCGAGCAAGGCGCTGGCGGGCTACAACGATTCGATGAAGAGGTTTGAGGCGCTGACGCAGGTTTGGAACACGGTGCAGCTCAAGGGGGCTGACCGGGCGTTTGCGGAGCGGCAGTTCTGGGAGCAGGAGAACGCGGCCATTGGCGCGCAGGTGAAGCTGCTGACGGACGTGGAGGATGCGCAGGCGGGGGTGACACGCTCGGTGGGGGCCACGGCCTCGGCCTATGATGGGCTGACGAGCAAGGTGGCCAGCCTGCTGCAGCAGTCGCTGACGCTGGACGTGGAGTGGCCGGGGAAGGACGGCGGCCAGGGCGGCGATGCGATCAACGAGAATGCGAAGCGGCTGGCGGCGATTGCGAACGAGGGGCTGATCGGCCAGGGCTGGCTGGATGAGTTTGCGGCCGAGGCGCCGGGGACGTATGCGGACCTGATGCTGAAGATTGCCTCCGGCATGGATGCGCAGGGGGCGGCGCAGCAGTTGATGGCGGAGTTTCAGGCAGGGATGCGGCCTGACCTGCTGGACAAGGGGATGATCAAGGACCGCGTGCGGCAGATGCTGCTGGGGGAGAGCAACACGGCGGCGCTGGCGCAGGAGATTGCGGCGGAGCTGGCGGGCGAGCTGCAGATGTCGCTGGCTGATGCGCAGGCGGCGGTCAATTCGGCGATGGGGGTGACGGCGCCGGCGGGGGACCAGGCGGCCGGCGGGTTGCAGGATGGGCTGGCGGCGGCGACGGATGGCAAGGCGCTGGTGGAGCAGATCGCGGGGCAGATGGAGGCGGCGGCGGACCGGATGCGAACGGCGGGGGGCGATGCGGGCCAGAAATATGGGATCGGGTTTATGGCCACGGTGGAGACGAGCCTGGCGGGTCCGCTGATCTCGCTGCTGGTGACGCTGGTGACGCCGGGGGTGATGGCGGCGATGGCGGCGCAGGCGGGGACGACGGGGGCGAAGTAGGCGATGGCGACGCTGGTATTGGGCGGCGTGACGCTGCCGGACCCGAGCGAGTATGAGGAGAGTGAGGGGTATCGCGGGGGCGGGCGGCTGATGACGGACGGGTCGGTGGCGTTTGACCTGCTCTCGACGACGGCCAAACACGAGTACACCATCGGGTGGGGGACGCTGACGGCGGCGCAGAAGACGCAGGTCAAGAACGCATTTGCGACGGTGAAGAATGCCTCGGCTGCGTTTACGACGATTGAGGGGGCGAGTGTGACGGTGACGCGGGCGCAGGACCAGGAGTCGGTAAAGTTTACGGCTGTGCCGGTGGCGGGCGGGGCGCTGCGCTGGAAGACGCAGATGCGGCTGCGCGAGGTGTAGGGGTTATGCCGCGCACGATTGGGTTTCGAGTTTGGATTGATTGGGATTTTAACGGGGTCTACTCTGATGAGTCGGCCTATCTGGTGCAG